AACTGTTGTTACAGACACAATATTTTTATCAGCTGCCGCAAGTAAAGGGGATATTTATATTTCTTGTGATGATGGTAGTGGAGGAGCAGTTGCCAGTTTAGTAGCAGGAGATTATATTCAAATAGTTGAGACTGACGGCTCTAACTCAGAAGTTAGAAGAATATTAAAAGACACAAGTGATACATTTAAATTAAATTATCCATTAAGTTTTGACCACGCAAATAATGCTGTAGTTAACGAAGTTACCCATAGTTCTAGCATATATTATGACCATGTTATATCAGAGTCAACAAGCCTTGACACTGTATCATGGCATGTACATATGAAAGATAGTTCTGAAACTACGGCTAGAAATTTTGACCGAAGATATGTGGGGGGAATGATAGGTTCTACCACAATATCGGCTGAAGAAGGCGGAATGTTAGCAATGTCTTGGGACAGTGTAAACTTCCTAAACATGGTACACAACCAACAAAACCAAAAAACTGTTGGAGGTACAGCCTTAGGAGATGATTATGTAGGAGCTAGTGTTGCAGCCAATATGCCTAGATTTGGATTGATGCAACAAATCGACCACGATGATATAGGTGAGCCTAGTCACAATGGTTCAAGTGCTAATAATGGTAGTGGTTACCCAACAACAGCCCCATATTATTTTTCAGAAGGAACTATAAAATTCTTTGGGCAAGAATTTGCTAGAATAAGAAGTTTTTCATTATCAATTTCAAATGGTGAAGAACCAAGATATTATATTGGTAAACAGGGGCGAAGAGCTAGGGGTCCTTACGAAATAAGAGAAGGAGCTAGAGAATATTCTATGTCTGCCACAGTTGCCTTACCAGACGCAGATGTCAGTGCAAGTGCAACAGCAGCAAATTCCGACCAAGGTGGAGCATTAGAATTATTTAGACAATTATTATTAGAAGGTGATTATGGTGCTGGTGGGGGAAGCATACACAGAAGAGGTATGACTGCCAGCTTAAAGTTTGAAAGAGGGACTAATGATTATATAATAATAGACATACCAACATCTACTACAGCTGGTTCACCTACAGAGGGCACAGATAATACAAATCAATTAAATAAACAAGGTATTTTTATCAATAGTGCTGCTCACGATATAACAGGTGACCAACAGTTAGAAGTAGATTTAAGTATGATATTTAGAAGTTTGAAGATAACAATAAGAGACAATGTACCAGTATATCCATAAATAATAGTAAGGAGAAAAATATGGCGAAGCAAAGTAAAGCGTTTGACCACACTAAGTATACGGTCGAGCCCACAGTTGAAAGAAAGAAAGTAGTTATTGAACAGACTGGGGACGAGTTTGAAGTTTCTGTAAAAACTCTATCATGGAGTCGTAGAAACCAACTTGTATCCCGTTGTTTAAAGGTAACTAATGATGGGCAATCTTCTTTTGATGGCGACAAGTATATAAGGGAATGTTTAAAGGAAATCGTTGTAGAAGCTCCTTGGGGACCTACAACAGAAGCCTTTTTAGTTTCTATTGACGATAGACTAGGTACTGCTTTAGAAAAAATAGTACCCAACGCTTTCGGAGATAAGGGAGGTCAAACACCTGATGAAATAAAAAAAGAGTCTTAGTTTTCTTAAAGGGATTTCCTGTAGATAAAAGTGAGCACATGGTCTTTAGCTATTGGTTAACTATCATACAACTTTTAAAAACGGGTTTTTCTTGGGAGGCTATTACTAATTTCTCAGATGAAGAACTTTATATGGTTATGGGGGTAGAAATGGCACTATCACAAAGACAACAAGAAGCTGAGGCACGAGCAAGTGCTAAAAACTTTAAAGGACCCAAGGGGGGTTTTTAAATGCAGAGTATAATATCATTAGGTAATTTAGGGGACGGAGCCGGCATTTTAGCAGGAGGTGCTCAGTTTGCGGCAGGGTTTGGCAAAGGAGCTCTCAGAGGAGCAGGTGATACTGCTATGGGCACATTTAGGTTAGCTAAAGATACAGTACAAGCATTATCTCCAATAGGTGCTGGTGGTTCACAAGCTCGAAAGAGACTAATGGAAAGAGGTCTTATCGAAAGTGGTGTCAACAGAACTAAACAACTCAAACGAATGGCAGGCAAGACAGCAGGGTTACTAGGAGTAAATTTAAGCCTTGCGTCTATTTTAAAACAATCACAGATATTTACAGGAGTCTTTGGTACCGTATTTCAAATTTTAGGTGCCTTTGTTGATATTATGTTGATACCCTTAATGCCAGTAATTAAGTGGGTATTAAACAACATGATAGATTTTATTCCTACTGTTCAAGCAAAAGCAACCGCTTTAGAAGGTTTTGGTAAGCGAGCGGCAGCGTATTTAGAAAGTGTAAAACAAGACACAAAAGGAGTTTGGGAATTTATTAAACGATTAGCCTCAGACGCTTGGTCAAAAGTTATTGTACCTTGGTGGAAGGGTCCTGATGGATGGGAGAAAATTTATCAAGGACTGAAAGATGCAATTCAATGGGGGCTTGAGAAAGCTGGACTTTTAGAGCCCATTAAACCCATGACAGAAGTTGATGAGTTGATGGAAAAAATGATAAAAGAATTTGCAAGACAAGGCATGAAAATACCTAAAATGCCAATGGGAGGAGGTTCAGCAATAGAATTTGAAGATTTAGGTGAAGTTCCAGAAGGATATGGTGGAGTTCCATCAATAGGTGTTATACCCTCGCAACCCGGTGTTCCAAATACAGGTATACCACAGGCTATAGATTTTTTGCAAGCTGCAGAAGAAAATGTACAAAGAGGTTTTAGTTCAATATCTGGCACACTTATGCCTCACGTTAGAAGTCCTATTACAAGAAAAGAAGGAGGCTTCCTTGGTTTGGGGTATCAAAGTCCTTTTCCCGACCCTTTACGTGAAGCAGAAAGGGGAATACAACAAGAAATGGGGGCAAACTTTTTGTTAGAAACAGGAAAAAATATACTTGGAGCAATTGGGATAACACAAACCCCGCCACTACCCGGAGCTGGGGGAGTTTTAGGAATAGGTGCTGGTGGAGTTGCTCAGACTAAACCTTATGTAGAACAAGGTTCTGTAATGGAAGGACCACTACCCGGATATGACTCTCGGGCTGAAGGGGTAATTCAATTAACAAACCAAGCAAAAGACAATTACGTAGCTCGTTATCATGACGAAGCTGCTCAATATGAAGATGAACTATACTTTCAAGAAATGATGTTAGGTGTAGGTAGATACTAAACTTTCAACGTAAATTTATCTAGTATTGGTATAATATAATATATACCTTCGGAGGAATTTAAATGGCAGACGAGTTATCGGTTTTCTTGAGAGATAATACACACGCTTCAGCTAGTGTTAGACTTGCATTGAAAGTAGACCAATTGGCACTATCTTTTTCAAGAACTCCAATACATATTGCATTACCTAGAAGTAACCCAGAAATATTTGATTTGGGGACTACTAGACCAGCAATTACTATTTCGGGTCTTGTAGATAACATAGGGCAAGACACAACAAACACAGATTCAACTACATTCAAAGGAATGCAGAAAGTATCTCACACAATATCAAGTAGTACGCAAACTTATTACGTTCCATATAAAAATTATTTAGAAGAAAAACTTATTACGTGGGTTACGAATGATTCAACCGATTTGCAATTAGAGATAGGAGATGCTACAACCCCAGAAAACACAAGTGGTGCTTTTGCCACAGGTGGGGGAATTTATAGAGTAGCAGTACAACAATTTCAATTTTCTCAAACTCCGGGGTTAGAAGATAGGTGGGCATTTAGTATTTCCTTTGTTGCTAAGTTTAGAGATGGAGTAAGTTTCTAGATGGCAATATCTACAGCAAATCCTACTAGAGTTATAAAACGACCTATTTTTTCTTATTGGAATGGGACTAAATGGAAAGATTTAGTTAGTTTCAGAGATGGGGCAGATACAAAACTAACAGCTACTTTGAATATGACTTTAGGTAGTGGTTCTAGTGACACAACCATTACAGTTTCATCAAGTGCAGAGTTTTATACTGGTCAGGTAATTAAATTTGGTACAAATACTGAAGAAATAGAAGTAGTATCTATAACAAATGCTACAACTATTGAGGTTGTCAGAGGAGGAACTCCTGCGGCAGCTTCTAGTGGAGCAGATATTTACGCAGCAGTAAGTGACGTTAGAAGATGGGAACTTAGGGACGTACTGCATAGTCCACTAATGTTAAAAGTAATTATAAACAACGCTTCAAGTCATCCTTTCTCTAATAGTGGAGGCACTTCAAAAGGACCTCATACGGGCAAGTTAGGGGATTTTACCCATATAAAACTTAGAGATGGGGACACACACCATATATATTTTTACGGAGTCGCTTATTCTGTAGACGATAGTTTTAAAATAGGTGTAGGACAAGTCTTATCAATAACTGGTTATGATTTTCTACAAGAGCTTGCAGAGAATACTGGGTTGAGTGGAAATGCTTATTTGTTAGATAATGATGCTAATTTATATGACGCAGTAGTTCCTCATGGTACAGGAGCAGATAATTTAGATGTGACAAATAAAATATGGCAAACCACAGCCGACCCACCACAGGGTTATATATCTAGTAGAAGTGGTTTAATAAAATCTCTTATAGGTGAGTATAGCCAAAACATAACAACTCCGGGCGATGCTAATTCAACGGACACGGATAGGTTTACAGAATCAGTAGCAAAATTAACTAATGGTAATAAAACAAACGAAGCATATAAATTAAATGGATTGACGTCAATATTAAGTAGAATAAAAAGTTTAGCTTCTACAGAACCACACACTGCGTCTGCAAGCACCGAAATAACACATGGTTATGATTACTATTTAGACTCTAACTGGGGAGGAGCAACAAACGGTACTAACGCTTCCTTAGCTGACCATAAACCAACAGCTTTTTTTAATTATTTTAAACGTGGCGAACGCCCACACAATACTCCAGCGACATATGGATTAAGTGTACACTATCCCTCTCCAGACACTACGTCTGGGGGAGATTTTACAAAGACAACTATGCGTGTACCTATGACATCTTATGATGTAAAAAGACCTAAAAACGAAATTTATACTGATGCTACAGTTTCTTATGTGGAAGAAATGTTGCAGGAATCTACTAACGCAGATGGGGAAAAAGTAAAAGAAGTTGTTCGACACTCTGATTCTGATACATTTGAATTACTTACAATACACTCAGCATCAAACTTTGATGATTTTGTTGATTTGTTAGAAGCTTCTGAAATGAATATTGAAGCCGGCACCCCGGGAACAGAAAGTGCCGAATATCTAAAAGTTAAAATTGCAGAAGTAAATGATAACAGTGCTACCGATGGGACAGGAATAAGCAATAGTGACACTTCTGTAACAGTAGACACACCGGGAGTAGCAGGATTTTATGTAGGACAACACATTGAAATAGATAGTGAGGTAATGAAAGTAACTGCTATTAATACAGGTACTGATACACTTACTGTAACAAGAGGGGAAGCTCACCCCACAACAGGAGCATCAACATCAGCAGTCGAACATGACAACAATGCAGATATTTATGCTTTAGAAGTTTGCAGATTGCAGTGGACAGGACTCCAAGGGGGTACTGCTACAGTAGCTTCAGATGCAACATCTTATGTGTTAATTTCAGATGTAGATGAAAGAATAAGTGAAAACTCAACTTACTGGTCGGCAGATACAACCTTTAAAGGTCAGACATCTTCTAGTGCGTCTTTCGAAATAACTTCTAGACCAAGAACAAAGTATGGAATTAGAAGAAATATTAGTAAGGGATTAGGGACTGTAAAAAATCCTAATGAACAAAGAAAAGCTATATATTCTTTACTAGAAAAAAGAACAGAATCTTTAGTAAGAGCTAAATTTCAAACACATGAAAGACCATTTTTTTATTTTGATGATAGTCCAGCTTCTGTTACAACTCATAGTGGTTCAGACCAAACTCTTGATTTGTCTGGTAGTGAAAACCCACAAAATTATGGTGTAACGGCAGGTATGTTAGTTGTAAAACTAGACGCTAATAATGCAGCCACGAATGTTTATGGTTATGTAACTAGTACAACTTCAGCTGCCGTGAGAATAACATGGTCATATGGGACAGTTTCGGCTAGTGATACTGTGAGATATTATGTACCAGTTAGAGCTGGAGATTATATTAGTGTAAGAAATGATTTATCTAATTTAAATACAAATATGCTTGTAACTAAAATTGACCATAAAGATGAGAATGGAGTTATGGTTTCTAGATTTGATACCGTAGGTGTTGACTCAAATCAAAAACAGGGAGCAGACGCTCCTAAACCTATGTTTGCTTCTGATGCAGAAGTTTTATTTGATGATTTTGGGACTCCAGAAGCACCATCACAACCAGAACCTGCTGAAGCAACGATAGTTACAATAGACAATACCTTTTCAGCAGCCAATGAGCATACAGTAGCATGGACAGCAGGAAATTTATATGTAGGCAGTAAGAAATATTCTATAGATGCCGGTAATTCGGGGACGCTAACAACGCAAGCAGGTCCGTATGTTTTATATTATTTAAAAGGTCAATCAAGTTATTCCGTAAAAACTCTAAGTAATTATGAACTTATTTCTAAATATAGTACTAAATATATAAGAATAGCTACTGTTGAGTATGATATTCCTTTTGCTCGATGGGTTTTGGCTAAAAGTATTAGGGGAGCAAACGCAACCAAGTTGAAGGCTGGCGAAGTACTACAAGGACAATCTTTAGAAGCATCACTAATAAAAAAAGGTAATCAACAATTTTCATCTAATCTAAGTTTTGAAGCCACAGGTACTGCAGGTGAATATAACAAGATAAAATTTGGGCAAAAAGGTTCTATAGGTAGTGACGCTACAATTTCATTCGCAGACAATACTACTGAAACAGTTGCTCACAGTGCTACAGGGACAGCTACCTTAGGAAACAGTTCATCTGTTGCAGGGGGTAAGGTTACACTAGCAGCAGGAGTTAATTATATATATAAAGAAGTAGGTAAACCTGAAATTACTACAATGAGGGTAGCTAATGAATCCACAACAGAACAAACTTTTGAGGTAACTTCTACATCAAATATGTTTGTAGGACAAATGTTACAAATTTCAGAAGAAAATTTAACTGTTGCTAGTATTACAGATGGGGACACTGTAGAGCTAAATAGGGCACAAAATAGTACGTCTGCCCAAACACACGCTCTAAATGATGGTGCCGGCAACCCAATAAAGATATATGCAGTAAACGATGCAAATAAAACCTTAAAAATAACTAATACTTATTCAGATGTGTTTCAAGATGACCGAATGTTATTGGCTACAGTAGTAGTAGCTAGTTCAGATGATGGTTCAGATTCTCCTTCTATATTCCCATTTACAGGTAATGAAGCTACAGTTTCAGCCGGTGTATTGGCAGCCGGGGCTATAAAAGCAGATAATATACAAGCTAATGCAATTACTGCGTCTAAACTAGAAGCAAATTTAGTTTTAGCAAACAATATAAAAACAAGTGCTACGGTTAATGATGGTAGTGGTACAGACCAAAATGGCTTCATTATAAATAGTACTGGTATAACAGCATTTAATGCGGCTGGGGAACAACAAATAAAAATAAATCCAACTACAGGAAGATTAGCTAGTGGGGCTAATGAAGATAAAGTAGTAATATATGCTGGTGGGCTGTCTGTATTGGAAGACACTAATGACTTAACTATTGATTCTGTGTTTACTATGGGGTCTTCAGCTAAGAATAGGGCTTCTGGGGCAACTTTAGCAGAAGATTTAGATGCTAGTGAAGATGGTGTAGATGTTTCTGATGGAACAAAATTTGCATTAGGTAATGTACTTGTAATAGATAGTGAAAAAATGCTTGTGAAAAGCATATCATCTAACACGTTGACTGTTGAGCGTGAATATGAAGGCACAAGTGCAGCTACTCATTCAAATGGTACTGCAATATCCTTTAAAGGATTAGGAACTTATTACCAAACAGTTTATGATGGGGGGTCTGGAGGAGTTCCGGCAACTTACTGGCTAGCTACTACACAAGAAGCTGCAAGTGGTACTGGGTATAACACATCTAGGTCTCATGATATCTACATTGGCCCCAACGAAGCAGATAAAACTATGTTTATTGTTCCTAGTTATACAGCCGATATTGGTAATGATGGAGTTGTTTTAGGTTCTAATAGTAAGGAGTTTTGGGCTTTGTATTCTGGGCTAGTGTACGCTAGTACAACCCCCGGAGCAAGTGCCCCTGCCTATACATTCAATGGTGATACAGATACAGGTATGTATCAAAGTTCTGCAGACCATCTAGCATTTTCTACTGGGGGTAGCTTAAGAGCTAGATTTTATAGTGGGGGGTTAGTGTTAGATACTATAGGAACTACTTCAGGTACTGACTTAGTTGTTAATGGTTCAAACGTAGTACATAAAAAATCATCATCTAAAAAATATAAAAGAAATATAGTTGATATAGCATTAGATTCAAATAAAGTATATGACTTAAGACCTGTGGACTTTGAATGGAATGAAAAATCGGCTACAGAAGGTAAGAAAGATATTGGATTAATAGCGGAAGAAGTAGCAGAAATACTACCAGAAATAGTAAATTATAATAATGATAACACACCAGAAAGTGTTTCATACGACAAATTATCAGTAATACTACTAATGGAAATAAAAAAACTAAAAGAAGAAATAGAAAAACTAAAGGAGAATAAATAATGCCAGACGTAACAGTATCGTTTACAGATGCACAATGGACTAGAATGCAAGCAGCTGTGGGGAATATTTTAGGGGTAGGGGCTCAATCAAGCGACCTAACTACAAATGAGTTATCAACTCGGTGGAAAAATGAGATAGTTTCAGCAGTAAAAGGCTATGAGCAAGAGAACGCAAGTCTCTCGGACTTCTAAAATCATACAACATAGATATAATAACCCACATGATACACTTCAGCAAATCGGTGATGCTTTTGGTGTGTCTCGTCAGTATATATACAAAGTACTGAAACAAAATAATGTTCCTACTATTCGGGCAAAGAAGATGAAGAATGTTAGGCACTGCAAAATATGTGGAGAAATCAGTACAAAACTAGTACATGATGGTTCTTGTCACTTCCAATATTACAACATAAAAGTAAACTGTTCTTTCTGTCGTGTCCCATTCTACAGGAAACGAAGTCAAATCATACAAAAGTATAATAATGGGTACAATAACATATATTGTTCTAATAGGTGTTATTACAGAGGTAAAAGACTTGGCGTTTAAATATAAAATGTGATAGAATAAAAGTACTGTAATAATTAATCCTATCGGATTTAAAAACTAACAAAAAAACATTGGAAATAAACGATAAATTAGTATTACAGTGGGAACCTAAGATACAAAAAATGGTATCAAATTCCTATATTGTTGGGTTAGATAACGAAGATTTGGCTCAAGAGTTGCGAATTGCTTTAGTAAAAGCCGCTAAAAAGTTTGACGACTCAAAAGGGGTTCTATTTCACACATATCTACACACATCTCTTGTAAATACTATTAGAACATTGATTAGTAAGGCTCAACGTCAGCCACTACAAAGAAGTATTGACCTAACATATGTAGATTCCAATGCTGTGCCACAAGAAATCTCAAGAGCTTTAGTCGACCCAAACAGTTATTCTGATGAAATTGAAACTAATTTATGGGTAGACTCTCAAGGACTAGCTCTAAACGAGAAATTGTTCCTCCAGCTAAAGCTAGAGGGACTGACAATGGAAGAAATAACAGAAGATTTAGGAGAATCTGCATATAAAGTTAGGCAATCATTACGAGAAAAACTGAAGATTGATTCCGATGAAACAGATAACCCTTGATAATTTAAATGCTAAAGACTTGTATAACTTATTTAGTACACTCTATAAGGAAAAACATGGAGTTGACTATGAAGGAGTGGGTTTTATAGGTAATGAAATGCACAAACTAAAAAATAGTATTGAAGAACATGGTTCTGCACACGTTGCTTGTGCGATATTAAATTGTATAAACAGAAATGATAGAACTGTTTCAGTACCTTATTTTACTGCTGGGGCTAGATATTATATGGTTCCAGATAATCCAGAAATATATTGGTCTATAAAACGATATGGAACACCTAAAATGAAAAAATTATGGCGTGAATATATGTTTTTAGACTCTGTTTGGTTACCAACAGCAACAAAAAGACAAAGATTAAAAGAAGTGATAAAACAACTAAGGGAGTGGGCTTATGCCAAGACGGGTAAGAAGACGAGGACACCTAATACAAAAACCAAAGAACAAAAACCATAAAACTATATACAGAGTAATAGCGTCAGAAATAGGTGGTGATGTTTGGACTGAAGGGGAATATACATCATTTGAGGACGCAAAGCGAGCAGTTGACAGCTACAACACTCCTAAAGTAGACTATTTAATATATTCAGATAAAAATAGAGTCTTATACACGAAAAAAGGAGAGTAAATGCCAAACTTTGAGTACACGGAGTCAGCATTGATTTTTGGCTTAGATACCAAAACTAACCTACGTTCTTTCAAACATTCTGAAAAGGATTTTGCGAGACATGGTGATGCATATAAATTTGTAATAAATCATTTCGACAAATACGGAGAGTTCCCTTCTCCCGAAGTTTTGTTAGAAAATTTTCCAACCTTAGATAAAACTGCCCAATCAGTTAATTTTGAATACGCAGTAGAGCTTTTTAAAGACCAAGTGTTACAACGAGCCGTTGTTTCTACTGTCCAAAAGCAAAGAGAGTTGGTAAAAGAGAACCCAAAACAAGCTTTATCTAACATTATGGTAGGGCTAACAGATATTGAAGTGGTTTATGATGAAGACGTTCAAGCTTACGATAGTGGTAAATTGACTAGATTAGATGAGTGGAAGGAAAGAACTGCTAAACGTAAAATGGGAGATGGTCTAATGGGGATACCCACTAGTTTCAAAACAATCAATTCTACTGGAGTTGGGTGGATGCCCGGTGAGTTGGTTGCAATGTTTGCTAGACCTACCATTGGTAAAACTTGGATGTGTGTGCACGCAGCAGCTACAGCAGTCAATCATGGTGCAAGAACTTTGTTAGTATCTACAGAGATGCCTAACACAGCAATAAACATGAGACTTGATGTAGTACTTGCTAAAATGAAAGGATATAACCTGTCTCATAGGTCACTAAGACATGGTGAGCCTATTGATGAGGAGGAGTATGTAAGGTTTTTAGAGGAATCTAATGCCCAGTCACTTTTGATTTGTGACCATATTTCAGGGCAGATGGGTATTTCTATAGAAGCTATAGCCGGGTTAGTAAGGAAGCACAATCCCGAATTTGTAGTTATAGATGGAGTATATTTAGTTTCTACAACAGACTCTAGTAAGGCAGCTTGGGAGCAATCTCACTCTTTATTTTATGGGTTGAAGAACTTAGCGACATCTACAAACACGCCAATTATGGTTTCTACACAGGCTACTCGAGACGCAGCCAACATGTTTACTCCACCAAGGTCAGACCAAGTCGCTTTTGGTGATGCCTTGATAAGAGCTGCAGATGTAGCAATAGCAATGTGTGCTTTAGAAAATGAAGATGATAAAAGATTAGTACAGTTTCAAAAATATCGTGATGGAGAATTAAGTCGAGACCTCACGGTAATGCAATGGGGTGTAAATAATGGAAATATAGAAGAGTTGCCCGACTATGAATGGGAAGACTTTTAAAAAACAGGAGGAGAATTATGGGAATCTTTGATTGGCTCAATGGTGGGGAAGATGACAGTGGAATTGTTGTAAAATCCACTAGAAGCAAAGGAGAAGGAAGACCTATTATTGATATAACCGTAGACAATATCCGAAAGGGAATTGCTACAGATGAAAATGGTTATAGAAATGAAGTTGTTCTATTTCTAAGAAAAAATAAAAAGGATAGATAATGATAGATTGGTACTCTGTATTAACAAAGTATGGAGTTTCAGTACCTAATCAAGAACAATTTATAATCCATTGCCCCTTTCACGAGGATAGAAGGGAATCTTGCTCTATCAATTTAGAGAAGGGGGTGTGGATTTGTTTTGCTGGGTGTGGACAAGGTAACCTTAAGTACTTCATTTGGAAGCTATCAGGGAAATCTTGGGATGAAATAAACTCTGAGTTTGAATCAAAGACATGGGACTTAGACTTTTCGATGTTAGACGACATAGTAGAAGAAGATACAACGTCCGAATCCTTCCAAAAGCCTGAAGTACTTAATGATGTTTCTGACAATCACTGGATATACAATCGAGGCTTCACGAAAGAAACCACAATGAAGTGGGGCTGTAAAATGAATCAGTTTTTAGACTTTATGATTCCAGTAGAGACACAAGAACTCGAAACGGTTGGATGGATTTCAAGAAGAAAACAGGCAATTCCTAAATACTTATTTTCTAAAGGATTTGCTAAATCCCAATATTTATTTGGTATTAGTCAGTTATATGACACAAAGGTAGTTTATATTGTAGAAGGTGCTTTAGATTGTATGTGGTTGAGTCAATTTGGTTACTCAAGCGTAGCAGTTTTAGGGGCGAGTATATCTCAGCGACAGATAGACCTAATAAGTTCATTGCACCCACAAGAAGTTGTTTTAGCATTGGATAATGATACAGCTGGTAGAAAGGGCATAGAAAAAGCTACACTTGACATGGAGGGCAGGTTTCTTATATCATATTTAAGATTACCAAAAAATATAAAAGACGTTCAAGAAATCAGTAACGTTGATACTTTACACAAGGTAATGAAAAATAAAACAATCTTTTAAATAGGAGATTTAAATGAGTGGAATAGCAAAAATTGCTAAAGGCAGAGAAGAGGCTAGAAGACCTCTTCCAGAAAGAGTACCCGGCAGAGAAGTTTGGTTGAAAGACGGAGACCAAATTTTTCTTACCTCAATAGCTACGGGGGCAGAAAACGATAAGTACCTAGATGAGATTTATCTTTATACTTTTAGGGTTGGCAATCGGTGGACAAACCTTATCAAAGATGACAAGGTAGACACTAGCAATGTACCTGAAGACACAAGAGCTTCTCACAAATTTGCTTTTTGGGCATATGTACATAACATAATACACAATGAAAAGCGTAATGAAGAGTGGGTTGAAATAGAAGGACCTGCCGGTAAGAAAGTTTACAGAGAAGATGTAAATGACTTTAGAATTGTCTCTCTTGGGTTTGGAAGAAGTGACTATGTCTGGAATCAATTAGTTGATGTATACAGTGACTGGGGTGCTTTGAACAAAGGTGTGCTAAGAATAAAAAGAACAGGGCAAGGAGCTTATGATACTTCTTATTCCATTACAGCTACACCAAAGATAGATGAAATACCTGCAGACAAAAGCAAAGAAATTAGTGAATTACCATTACTAAAAGATTATTATTTAGAGAGATATGGTAACCCTGACATTATCGACATAGCTACTTCAACAGCTTCTGACGATGATGACGAACTATTTTAATTGAGGCTGTGACGGTTGTAACAAATCGCACCTTTGAAGAAAGTCTCAAGCAACTACAGTCGGTTTTAGAGGTAGCACCGACTCTTGTGGTTGATGTCGAAACGAATGGGCTAGATGCTTACGGGTCTAACCAAATATGTGGAGTTGGGGTTGGCGAAACTAACCCTGATGGACTTGTACAGTACTACCCATTCAGACATCATCTTGGAGAAAATCTAACATTTGAAGCGTTTCAAGAACTAATATCTATTTTAAACCAATCGGTTAAATCTTATGTAGGTTATAATTTAAAGTTTGATTTACATTTCTTAGAGAAAGACGGCTTAGATGTTGTGGGGAAAGAACTTATAGATGTCATTGTTATGGTGCGTCTTATAGAGCACTCAGACATCAAGGAGTTAGGTCTGACACCTACAGGCAAGCGTGCCTATGGAGAAGGGGCTGTTCAGTATGACATTGATACTAAGAAGTTTCTTAGGTCTAACAAATGGAACAAAGACTTTTCTATGGCTCCCCCCGATTTTTTGGGAGAGTATTGTAAGAAAGATGTTTCCCTAACAGCTAGAATTTATTCAGATTACTTAAAAAGAATAGCAAAAACTGGTCAAAACAAGGTGTTCGACTTAGAAAAAAAGCTTACAAAGGTTCTATATAAGATGGAACAGTTAGGTATTTCTGTAGATAAAGCTTATGCTATGAACACAAAAACGGCTTTATTAGGACGTTTAGCAGAGGTAAGAGCAGAAATTCTTGCTTTATGTGGTAAAAACGAAGAAGAATTTAACATTTCAAGCCCTAAACAAATAGGTGAAGTGTTCAAGGAGATGGGTATACACTCCCCAGTTAAAACAAGTAAGGGTAATGATTCTTGGAATGAGGCGGCTCTTATAAATATAAATCACCGAATGGCTGGGCTAATAAGACAGTACAGAACATTGGAGAAACTAGGCTCAACATACCTAGACCCATATTTAGAAACTGATGTAATGCATACTAATTTTTGTAACTGGGGGACTGCTACAGGTAGATTGTCTAGTAGAGAGCCGAACTTACAGAATATACCAAGAAACCACTTTAAGTTACATGAAAGAGATTTAACTGACCAAGATAAAATAGAAATTCGCAATGGTATATCAGCAATGGTAGCACAAAAAGGGATAACAATGGACACTGAATTATCTGATGATGTCCTTTCTACATGGTCTTTTATAGGTGATGAATCTTTCAATGACTCTGACGATAAGCAGTTAGCTATACGTAGGTTATTTGTACCTCGTGAGAACTTTACTTTAGTAGGGTTTGACTATCAACAAATGGAAGTTCGTGTCTTTATGTCCTATTTTAGAAACGAGACTATTGATGCAATACTGAATAAGGAAGATGTGGATTTTCACAGTGAGGCAGCTAAGTTAGCGTTTGGGGTAGACGAGTCATCTCCAAGGTTCAAAGAGTTTAGGCAGTACGCCAAAGCTATAACATTTGGAACTATCTATGGTATTGGTAACAAAAAGCTTGCACAACAATTGGGTACAACTCCTCGTGAAGCCGGCAAATTTAAGAAGCAATACTTTGAGGGTATGGAGGGGTCTAAAGATTTTTTTGACAAAGTGGTAAGAAAAGTAGAACTGCGAGGGATGGTAAAAAACAGGTATGGCAGGCAATATAAAATAAACCCACAGTTTGCTTACAAGGGAGTAAATTACCTTGTACAAGGAACTAGTGCAGATATTCTTAGCGAAAGAATGTTAGTTATAGATGATTATTTACTAGACAAAAAAAGTAATCTTTTATTACAAGTACACGATGAGATAATATGTGAAATACATGACAGTGAGTTTAATACTATTCCATATAAAATACAAAGTTTGTTGGAAGATAACACATTAGATGTGCCTTTAAAAGTAGATATGGAAGTATGCTCACCTTCATGGGCTACTAAGAAAAATTATAAACCAGTAGAGTTGGAAGACTACATTGACTGGGGCTAAAAAACTGCTAGAATATAAGTAGGAAAAACAAATGGGAAAATACAACGAAAAAGCTATTCTAAAAGAAATATCTAAGTATGTAGACAATACATATGACCAGCACTACAGTGAGGGTGAAGTTCAGACGTTAGACTTTATAGCGGCTTGTGGGGATGCCAAAGCTTTCTGTAGGGGTAACATTCTTAAGTATGCTTCCCGATATGATAAAAAGGGAACACCTCGTAAAGACATTCTAAAGATTATTCATTACGCAATGCTCCTTTTACATTTTAACGATAAGGAAAAAAATGATACTAACTGATTTAATATGTTTTTGTAAAGACAAGTGTGTGTGCACATATACTTGGCAACTGAAGGCACAAGAGGCAGCAACAGTAGATGAGCCTAAAACACATAATTTTTATGACTCAAATGTTATTGGGAAAAAGGGGGAGGAATTGGTTATGCCCTTCCTTCAATATAAATACCCAGATAAAATTGTAAAGGATGTTAGAGCTGTAGGCGAATATCGAGAGAAAGATATTGATTTTCTTCTTATGGAATCAGATAATACTGTGTACAAAAGCATCGAATTGAAAACAGATAGTTATGCTGATTGGGATACAGTAAACTTTTATGAAGCTATGGAGATGGTGAATAAAGCCACGGGTGAAGTAGGTGTACAAAGAAGTAAAAACCTTATGGTTGAAACTATCAGTCATGTTTTATGTAGAACACCGGGATGTTTAGTAAAAACCGAGGCAGACGAAATTTATTACTATTTTATTAACCAAGACAAAATTTACGTTTTAGACCGTGAACCTTTTCAAAAGTGGTTTAAACAAGAGCTTCCTAAACACAAGGCAAGAACTCCAGTAACCCTTAATCAGGACAAGTCCAGATATACGGAATTAAAAACAAAAAGCGGTGGGAAGGTAACCAGAAAATTTAAAAACAGTGATAACACTTGGTGGCGAAGACCTGTGAAAAACGAAAACAAATTAACAATAAATTATGCTGTTCCAAAAAAAGATATAGAAGGACAGCCCTTTTTATTAGAAACAATTGAATTAGAGGAGAAAAAAGATGCCAAAAGTTAGTGCACATTTAGGATTTACATTTAGAATAGGTCCGTTAGACCAGAACCAATATGGTAGGGTTGACTTGACTGTTGACCAAATAGATACTGAACTACCCATAGAGCCCCAGCTAGAAGAGTCTAAAAAAGTAGCTGATGTTGTGTGGGAATTTATCAAAGGAAAGGTAGACACTCAGATAGAGGACATGTTAGATGAGTCTAAGTAATTCTTCAGAGTCTACCCGAATGTCTGTGATAGAAGCAATTTTAGCAGAAAGAGAAAGACAAGACAAAATCTGGGGGGTACAAGACCACGATGATTCTTGGTGGAATATTATTACCGTTGAAAGAAATGGTGATATTGCTAGAGAAGTATATGGACAAAATGAAACAAAACTGTTTATCGAGCTAATACAGACCTGTGCTACATACTTAGCGTGGGCTGAAGCAGTTCGTAGGAGATATAAAAATGGATAAAACAGCAGAAGATGCAATAGAAAAATTATTAAAAAACAAAGATTTGAACTTTCAAAAAGGTGATAGTGATGATTTTATTACAAATAGAATCCCTTTCAATGTTCCGGCACTAGACCGGCTTACAGGGGGAGGTATCCCATTTAAAAAGATGACCTTAATATATGGTCCGACCAATGTTGGTAAGTCTTATCTAGCATCCCAGATAGTAGTTAATGCTCAGAAAATGGGTGGTAAAGCCGTTTGGGTAGACACCGAGTTATCTTATGATAAGGACTGGATGGCAACGTGTGGGGTAGATAGTCAAAAGATATTAGTTTCACAACCTACTACAGGAGAAGAAGCTTTAGAACACATTAGAGAAGCTATGATAGCAGGGTTTGAAGTAATAGTGTTGGATAGTATAGCAGGGTTAGTCCCTACTAACGTGGCTGAAGAAGACTTTGGGTTCAGTCCGATGGCTTGGCAAGCAAGATTTGTAAACAGCTCATTCCCCAAACTATTTCCACATCTTCAGAATGGTTCGGCATTTGTAGCAATAAACCAAGTGAGAGCTAGCATGGGACCTGTAGCATTAGATAATATGCCTGCAGGACAAGGTCAAGTATTCTTTTCTCATTCTATTTTGCAAGTGCAGAGGAAGGGTTGGATAACAGAAGGGGAGAAAAAAGTAGGGTTTGATATGAACGTCAGATTACGAAAGACCAAAACAGGTGGAGAGAATTGGGACTCAGCCATTGTCCCATTTAGAGTTGAGGGTGGAATTGATTTAGTTGAAACTTATATTAGAGACGGGTTAGAACAAAACATAATAACCAAGAAAGGTGCTTGGTATAAGTACAAGGATATAAATGCTCAAGGCTTGAATGGTATTAAGAATGAGTTTTTAGAGAAGCCAGAACTTTTTGAAGAGATGAAAAGTGAACTTACCTCCTAGAGATTATACAGACCAAGAAAATTTGATAGCTAGGTGTTTAGACGAATTTGGGTTGAGATATGAGCAACAGGCGTACTATCATCCATATATAGTGGACTTTTATGTTCCAGAGCTAAAGATGGTTATTGAGGCAGATGGAGTGTATGGGCACCTAGGTAAAAGGGATAGGAAAAGAGATAAGGATTTACAATCTATTGAGGACATAGAGTATATTGTACATATAAAAGAAAAAACATTAGAAAAAATTAAGGATATATTATGGCAGGAATTAACCAGATTAAGCCAATAAAGAGACCCACAAAGGCTAGAAAAACTACAAACAAAGCTCTTGCTGACACATGGTTAGAAGATGTGATAGATGCTTCTTTAGAAGGAGTAATGGAAGCCCCTAAGGCAGGGGTTTTTTACCCATCGTCTTTAGGCAATCCTTGTGACCGATATTTATGGTTGTGCTATAACGGGCTGATGATAGAACAGAATTTGCCAGCTAATTTAGAAAGAATTTTTCAAAACGGAAGTTCTTTAGAAGACAGAGTAGACAGATGGTTTACGAAGTTAAATATTCTTGTAGAACGAGAGTTATCCGTCAAACAAGATATCCCACCTATCTCTGGAAGAATAGACTTCATAATTAATCACGCTACGTACAATCACATGCCTGTAGAATTAAAATCAATAAACACTAATGGTTTTAGTAAACTAAGAAGCCCAAAACCAGAACATGCTGTTCAAATTCAAATGTATTTAAACATGGGTGATTATGATATAGGAACAGTTTTATACGAAAACAAAAACGACCAAAAGATAAAAAGTTTTTTAGTCGAGCGTGACCCTAAGGCTTGGGATGAAATTTTAGCTAGGTGCTTCAACGTTCAAGAGATGATAGCCAGACCAGATGAATGCACAGGAGCTACTTGGTGTGCTTGTAGAAAGGTGGAGGACTAAAACAAATGCAAGAGAGAGAAACTAAATGGACTCCTATGAAAGCTCTAGGGAGAGCTAGACAAAAGGTAGATTCACTTGGGATACCTATATTTAGTCCTGACTTAGCTGAAAGAGAAAACCTAAACTTCTCAGAACTAGACAAGTACTCAGATAAAGAACTTGAAGGGTTTTTGACTATGTATGGGGGGTATGAAGCTTTCTTAGAAACTAAAGTAGCTACACTTGAGGCAACTTTAGGAGCCCTAGAAGCATCATTTAATGAAGGTTACTCTACTTCTTTATATCAATTATCAAAACATTATGAAAAGGAAAACAAGAAAAAACCCATAAAAGATGAAATTAGGGGTGAGATTATGTCAAAAAATAAACAATTAGCACAGGTAAAGAAAGATATTATTGAACAAGAAGCAGAGTTACGTATCGTCAAAGGACTTTTAGAAACTTATCGTAAGGCATATGGAACGGTAAGCAGAGTAGTTACTCTAAGAACCAAGGGGGCACAAGATTAGGTATTTAGGATTAGATTGTTCTAGCTTGGCTGTGCATGGGGCTTTGATAGACGACAAAGAAGAACTTATATCTTTATACAAATGGAATAGTAAAGAAAAAAGTTTTGACTTAAGATTCCCCGATATGATTAAAGGATTTTCGGAAGAATTAAGTACAATAGATAAAGTAGATTTTGCAGCGATTGAAGCAGCTATTTTTATTCAGAATCCTAAAGCAACCATTGCTATAGCTAATGTAGTTGGGGCAGTTTGGGGGTTTTTATTAAAAGAAGATATATCTACAACAATTATAGATAACAGAAGATGGAAAAAAATTATTGTTGGTAAAGGTAATGCCAATAAAGATTTTATTAAAAATTTTGCAATAGAAAAGTGGGGCGATAAGTTCCCAGAACAAGATTACGCTGATGCAGCTTGCATAGCGTTATGGAACAAGAGGAGGTTCTAGTATGATAGGGTCAGGTGGATTAACTAAGGTAGTTAGAGGATTTCAAATGTTCTTCCCGGGCAAAAAGGAAGGACCTAAAAGGGAATACAAAGATAAATTTCCTAAGAAATTACCTACCATAGAAGATGTAAAAAAGAAATATGGTGCAGTTGTTTGGTGTAAATTTGCCAAATGTGCTAGCAACCAAGAAGTAAAAAACTTACAAAGAACTACTGGGAGTCTACTAAAAAGAAGAAACTATACACCTATTGCAGAACAAGAACATATATGGGCTGGAATATGTACTAGGGGCGAAATAGGAATGCAATTTAATGAAATAAAATTACCACATGGTTCAAAGATAAAAGTTCCTAGTTGTTATACAGCTCACACAGATAAAACAGGATACTGGGATTTCTCTCAATTCTTAAATTCTGATGGAACACCATTAGGAGGAAACATAGATTCTCAACATGTATCTGATGATGGATACGGAGCACTAGATAGTAACAACATATACGAGTAATTATGCCAAAACATATACCAGACGAAATAAAACTAAAAGCGATGGAGCTTTTTCTAAAAGGAGATAAGACAGCTAAACAGATAGCTAAAGAAATCTCTACAGCAGAACATAAAGTTGCTCCTCCTACTATTTATATGTGGGCAAAAAAAGAACGCTGGGGGGAACAAAAAGCAGTGGCTATAGCTGATAGACAAACTGAATTAGCTGAAACAGAAGGAGAACGATTTGCTAGGCTGCAAGCAGCTCAGTTAGATGGGTATACAGAAATAGCAAATAAAGCTACGAGAGAAATGACAAGTTTACATTTTGACCGAGCTTTAGATGCAGCAAGAGCAGCAGACATAGGTATCAAAGGGCAAAGAGAAGTTCTGCAAGGTATGATAAATCTTGAGTTTGTACAGGACATAATGAATATTTTAATAGAAGAAATTACAGACCAAGAAACTTTACAGAGAATTGGAGTAAAACTAAAAGCCATAGAGCAAAAACATAGGGATATATAATTATGGCTAAAGATATCATCAGTGTTGAAGGGGCATTTAATATGCTTTCTCAAGGGCTTATAGAACAAAAGAAATATGAAGTAGGTTCTTTTAGAGATTTTATAGAAAATATATGGGCTCTTTCATACGATAACCCAGAGTATTTTAAGGCTTGGCATGTAAGTTTACTTGCAGAAGATATTGAAGAATGTTTAGAAACAGGACTAAATTATGTAGGAGTTCTTCCCAGAGGACATTTTAAATCTACAATACTAGGACATGCATTTAGTGTTTGGAGATTATTGAAAGCTCCTAGAGACATGTCTATACTTTACTTATCTTATAGTGATGGAATGGCTAAATACCATATTGCTGAAATAAATAAAGTAGTTTCTAGAAACCCAATTATTCCAGAATTATTAGTCAATAGAAATCCAAAGGCAGATTTTTCTGCTAGGTTTTATAAAAATAACAAACCTATGGAAATTATGCATGGGGGTTTATTTTCTTTCAAACGAGGTATGCACGTCAATGGAGCATTGATTGCTGATGACGTATTGAGAGACCCAGAGAACCCATTGAACATGGGACAAATAACTAAAGTAGAAGACCACTTTATGACAGAGTCTATGTTCATACCATTGAAAGAAGCTCCTGTTATTGTTGTAGGAACACCTATGATGCCGGGAGATATACTAGCGAAGTTGCAAGAAGACTCTAGATTTAAAGCAAGAGTTTTGCCTGCGTTAGACCCGGTGCCGGGCAGAAGAGTATTAGCTCCTGAAATAATGAGTGAGGATTACTTGTTAGCACAACAGAAGGCTAGACCTAAATCGTTTGCTTCGGAGTTTATGTTGGTGCCTCACTTTGCTACAGAGTCTTACTTTAACGAAGAAGATATTGCAAGTTGTGAAGACGAATCTTTAAGGTCTTATCCAGCGACTAAAAAATTTACAGACTGGGAATCAGGTGACCAAATCTTTGGGGGCTTTGATGTAGGGAAAAAGAAACACCCATCTCATTTAGTTATTTTTAGAAAAAGGGGAGAAGCTATAGAACAAATACATCAATCCTTTTTAGAGGGGTGGAGTTACTCTGACCAGATAGAATATTTGAATGAAGTAGCAGATAACTTTGATTTAACTTCAGGGTATGTAGATAACACTAGAGGAGAATTAGAAGACCGTGGATTAGACGCTAGATGGAGGTCTATGAATTTCACAAGAAAAAGTAAAAATACTATGGCTCAAGTCTTTGAAAAATTTGCCTTAGATGGTATATTAAAACTAATCAAAGACGAAAGACAGAAGCAACAGATTTTGTCCGTTAGTAATGAATTAAAAGCACCCGATACTCCAATGGGGCATGGGGATGCTTTTTTCTCTATTGCTATGGCTCTACAAGCAGTTCATGATACAGCATATAAGTTTGTAGATTTAGGGAGTGCTACTGACTGGTTCAATGCCGTCAGTCCGGGAGAAACCCCAGAGAGTAGAAGACAGGGTAGAGAAGAGCTAAAGGGGGGAACCCCTTCGGATACACCTGCTGTTAATCCTTTACAAATGCAGCCAGTCAATCCAAATGTTGTAGCAGAGTCTGCACCAAACCCACAATGTAAGGAAGGAGTTTGTAACCCAACTTTTTGGGTGCCTGAACGAGGTCTTTGCATATATTGTGGTTTTAGAAAATAAGAAAAATACAGGAGAATATTAAAATGATACTAAGAAATGAAACCAACCCACGTCTAGAAAACACACCAGTTATTACTGACCAAGCAAACGTTATATTGAATCATAGGTATCTTTTAAAAAACTCTGACAATGAAGTAATAGAAACTCCAGAAGAATTATTTATGAGAGTTGCTAAAGCTGTTGCTGAAATTGATATTGACTATGGTAAGTTGGTAGTTGACGCAAAACTTACTACGAATGATTTTTATTTAATGATGGCAAATTTAGAGTTCATTCCAAACTCTCCAACTCTTATGAATGCAGGAACTGAACAAGGAACCTTGTCAGCATGTTTTGTACTGCCTTTAGAAGATAGCATGGAAGACATTATGAAAGCAGCTACTGATACTGCAATGGTTCAGAAGTTTGGAGGTGGTACTGGGTTTGCGTTGTCGCATTTAAGACCAAAGGGGGATAAGATACAATCTACTCATGGTGTTGCTTGTGGTCCTATAGAAGTGCTAAAGACACTTTCAAGGGTTTCTTCTATGATTACACAGGGTGGTAAAAGGGATGGTGCTAATATGGCAGTAATGTCTATATATCATCCAGACATATTAGATTTTATTGACTGTAAAAAAGTCGAAGGAGAGATACATAACTTTAATATTTCGGTTGGGGTGGACTCTAACTTTATGAAAGCCGCTGAAAATAACATGGAGTATAACCTTATAAATCCTAAAACTAATGAAATAGCTGGTTCTTTAAATGCCAGAGATGTATTTAACAAAATAGTTGCAGGGGCTTGGAGAAATGGTGAACCCGGAATGATATTCCTAGACCAAGTAAATAAAGACAATCATGTAAAAGAAACATATGGAGAAATGATTGCTACCAATCCTTGTGGAGAACAACCACTATTAGGTAATGAAAGTTGTAATTTAGGTTCTGTTAACTTAGCAAAATTTTATACAAAGGCTGATGGTCCTACTCATGGGTGGGACGAAAAGGTAGACTGGAATCGGCTAGAGTGGGTTACACGGAAAGCAGTACATTTCTTAGATAACGTAATTGACGCAAACAAGTATGCTACTTCTGAGATAGAACAAATGACTAAAGCTACTAGAAAAATAGGGTTAGGAGTTATGGGATTTGCAGACTTGTTAATACAAATGCACATACCATACAACTCTTCAACAGCTAGAGATGTTGGGGCAAAATTAATGTCTAAGATTAAAGAGTGGGCAGATGACGAGTCTAAAGAGTTAGCTAAAGTTAGGGGTACTTTCCCAGCTTGGAGTGATAGCAACTACAACAAAGACACAGAAGCTTATAGAAATCATTGTAGATTAACAGTTGCTCCTACAGGAACAATATCAATGATAGCTGACACATCTAGTGGTATTGAACCTACATTTGCATTAGCTTGGAAAAAACAAAACATTCTTGAAGGTAAGACACTAAACTACGTAAACAAATATTTTGAAGCAGATGCTAGAAAGCATGGGTTTTATTCTGAAGACTTGATGGATTATTTAGCTGAGGGTGGTTCGCTAGAATCAGTTCCAGACTTACCAGACTGGGTAAAGGCTGTATACGCAACAGCTCCGGAAATATCCCCCGAAGACCATGTGCTAATGCAAGCATCCTTTCAAAAACATTGTGACTCAGGTATTTCTAAAACTATTAACTTTGCTAATTCTGCTACTGTAGAAGATGTAGAAAATGCTTACATGCTTGCTTGGGGAGAAGGTTGTAAGGGAATTACAGTCTATAGAGCTGGCAGTAGAGAGAAGGAAGTTTTAGTAAAAGGTAACAAAGAAAAAGCTGAACAACCTACTTTAGATGGGTTTGAACTGGAAAACCAACTTATAAACGAAGATGTAGCTTTACCAGAACATAATTGTTGTGATAATCCAAATATAATTTTTGAGTCTGGATGTCACACTTGTAAAGTCTGTGGGTGGAGTGCTTGTGTGATTTCTTAGTAAATACGAAAATTATAGTATAATATAAAGATAGAAAAGAATTAGGAGAAGTTTATGGTAATTGGTAATATGTTATCAGATTCAGGACAGCAGTATGTAGCTACCAAAGATGATAAGAATACATGGAGAATATTAGATACTTGGCACGCAGAGTTAAAACAAATGAGTGCCGATGATGATATCCCTGATGACAGCCCAGCAGTAGTAGCTTTATCTGAGGGTCAATTTATTGCCTTAATAAAGGAAGCTGCAAGTGAAGGAGTATTAGAGAATGTTAATATTACTTCTGATGTCGATACAGCTGAGTTAGAACATATAATTGAAACAAAAAATTTAGAAATAGATAGGCTGAGTGCTGAACTTGACAGAGCTAAAAGTGAAAAACAGACTGTTGAAAGAGCAGCGGCTCACTCGGAAGAATTTGAACTAAAGGAGAAAGCTATGGATAACATATTAAAATTAGTATCCATGCAAGATATGACTAAACTAAGCAGGGATTAATAATGAAACTATCCGAATATTTACCACAAGTTCCCCAAATGCAGCAACAAATGGCTGATTTGAACAAACAAATTAGTTTATTAGATGTTATGAAGTCTACTGGGGATACAGGGAATGCCCCAACTATAGGTCTTGACCAAATTGTAAACACTTGGGTTAGACACCAAATGGCATATCGCCAACAGCTTGTACAAGATTTGCAAACTATTGCGATGTCTGTAGAAGAAATAAGGGGTCCATTGTCTCACATTACGGGGGAAGTATTTAGAAGGGGGATTGAAATAGTTCCCAAAATAGAAAACCCCGATTCGGAACAGAAAGAGAGACTTTTGAAATGGCTGAAAGACTGTAACGTTTTTGACCAAAGTATGGAAGAGGTTCTTAGACAATTTCATTTTGACGTGAACTCATTAGACGATGGGTTTTTGTACTTAGCTAAAGAATATAAAGACTCTGGTGATGGGAACGTTACATCTAGACTACAAGAAATTAGAAGACTTAATCCAGCATTAGTAGAATTTGATTTAGACCAAGCTGGGTTACCTAAGAACACACACTTTATATGTCCTATACATCGTGAAGTAATTCAAGAATCTGGTGGTAAATGTGTAGAGGAAGATTGTAATGTAATTCTTCATCCTGCTATGTATAAGTATTATCATCGAAACCAACATATGTATTTTACAGATTCTGAAATTATACACCTATCTAAATTTTCACCTTCTGAAACATATGGATGGTCACCATTACTTACTATTTTTGAAAAAGCTTTGACGCTAGTAGGTATGGATAAAAATTTATACAGGTACTTTTTTGAAAGAAAAATGCCTGCAAGTATGTTGATGGTCACTACAGATGACCCAGAGAGTCTAAGAAGAGAGCGTGAACATATTGCGGCACAAACACGACTAGACCCAAACTATATACCTATGGTAGCTGTATCTGCTAGAAAC